TACTTGTGATGCTTTATAGTTACAATAAAGACATTTGTGGTTATCACGATCAAGTACTTCTTGCCTTTTAATTTTCCATTCCTCACTTTTTAAATAATCATTATAAGTTCCATAAAGTTCGAATAGCTTCTCAAATGAGTCATTAACTCTCTCAACAACTTGTTGTCTAATTTCCCCAATATGCTCATAGGCAATAGCAAGGTTATTTTGCCGCCATTGTTGATTGATTTCATTTTGTGTATAGCTGATAATTGGTAGAGCCTTACCACTTCTTTTAACTGGTGATTTAGATAAATTGCAATTCTTACAAATCGCAACTTCTCTAAGATGCCCACGCACATTTTCCTTTAGCACAAAATAATAATCTGGTTCATTACAACAATTACTAATGCCTCCTTTATCTAAATGCCCACAATTATAACATAAATAATGGGTCTTATTATTTATAAGCATTTCCTCAAGATTAGTAGAACAACAAACTTCACAATTCATAATTAATATGTTTTATGACAATAAACATCTACATCTTCTATCGACCTTACTACTCTACTATGTACCTTATGACTATTTAAAACCTTCATCACATAATCTTGCAGTGGTGCAACAACACCGACATCGGTCTTAACTTCAAGGAATATCACCACTCCCTTGCGAATGCACATAAGGTCGGGGATGCCATTCATAGATGAACTAATAATCTTCACCACCAACCATCCATGCTTGGTGAGGCGGTTTTTAATTTGTGTTTGGAGTTGTGATTCTTTCATATCTTCTTATATTTTTCATTTAAAATCATAGGGGTAGTATTTACCCATTTTATTTGGTGATGTATTCGTGGGAATTTAGTATTCATCATTTTAATTTTTGTTGCACTTGGGTGGTACATTATAGTATAAAATGATTTTACATAAGTACCTGATAAATTATATGAATCAGTCATTCCACCACTTGTGCTTTGCGTATCTCCTTGACTAAGATTTATATTAGTAAAAGTTAAAAACAAATCACCTTTTGTACCTAGAGTAGTATAAGTGTTTACATCCTCATTTAATTGACCAACAAACCAAAATCTTCTATTAATTGAGCAAATAAAACTATTCATACATTTTCTTTTTAGTTTTATGCCACTAAAACCTCCTATGTGATCGCCACCTTGTGAAAATGCTAAAGATTTGCAATTAATTTTTTTATAATAATTTAAAACTATATCAAATACTTTATCCAAATTATTTATTTTTCTTTCACCTTCTATATATCTAAATCCAAGTGAATAATAATCATCATCTAATACTATAAAATATTCATAACCTAATTCTTTTGCTAAATCAAAACAAGCATTTCTTGCGTGTGTTGTTGTTCTTCTATTATTAAAATTGTTACCTTCATCGGTTTGGTCAGCAATTTTCTTTTTATCAAAAACAACTACATTATCTTGACCAAAATTTTTTATGTACTCATTGATAGTTTTATCTTCATTATCTAATACAAAATAAACTTTTTTAGTATAACCCCTTGCTCTTAAAAGTTTTAATGTTTTTATACTATTTGGTCTACCATTTGATATTATAAAAACTACAAAATTATTGTTCTCCATATTCTTCTAAATATTGTTTTCTAATATCATCACATAATTGAACATATCCATATTCAATAGCTTTTTCAAAGTCTATTATAACTAATGCACTTCTCTCCATAAAGTGTTGCATTTCTTTGCTTGAATTTGCGTAATAATCGGCAATCTTTTCATAATTAAATACATTATGCCTTCTTGCAGCATCAAGTAAAAACATCTTCTCATCATAGTCCAAGTTTGATGCTTCTATTTCTTTTATTAGCCTATGTGTTTTTGATTTATCACATAACTCAAGAATGTGTGGTTTTTTATTTTTAGGTTCGTAGATCGGTGATTCAATTTTTAATGAATACTTTTGATCTTCTTGCTTTGGTGCAAATTCTTGCCCAAATAAATTTACTTGTTTCATATTATTTTATTTGCAACCATCCTTGGTCAACGTGAAAAATTAATTCTATTGGTTGGATAAGCCCACCTTTTACCTCCAAATCAAAATCAATCTCTGGGATTGTGTTGTTGTGTGTTGAAAAAGGCACAGATCCATACAACGTGTCGGCATCATCATAACACACCCATCTAACCTTTAGCATTGCAATCTCATCTTGGTTAAGTTCATCTAAGGGTATTTGAAAATTTACGAAGAATGATGTTTGCAAATGCCCTACCTCAAAATATGCTTGTTGGTGATTGTGTTGGTAGTCGCTATACCAGAATATCCTCAAATCCTCTACCTCGGCTCGAATCTCATAAGAATCATCCGACAATCCTAAATACTTAGGCAAGTAGGCAATCGTGCAGTCAAGTTTCTTAGTCAAGTGTTGTTGTTGCATAGTTTAAAGTTTAAAATCTTTACGAAAATAGTCTAAAGTGTAGTCTTTTTTATCCATTACGGCTTTATATATTTTATCCTCTATCCCTCCCTCACTAAATACCCAGTAAATTTGCGCTTCCTTAACCCTATCCTTGGTTTGTATCCTTGCCCTACTTTGCCAGTAACTTGTCGCACTAAAATCAATATTATAAAACACCAGTGCATCAGCCGTGCTTAGATTTACACCCTCTCTCCCACTCACTATCTGCGATATAAAGCATCCTTCACGTGCATTGTTAAACTCAGTGGGATCCTCATAGCATTTCCCCATCACCCATTTAATTGCCATTTGCTCGGCTGCGAATTTATAAAATATTGCAATCTTTTTGCCTTTAAAATAATCCCTAATAAATTCAGCCTTTGTATAGTCAAACACCTTTCCTTCTCTCACTGGTGCATCAATTATTACCGATCCGCTATAAATTTGATGTAGCTTGTTCATTAGCTTTACTGCTGTATCACCAAGCACACTCTTGCCTTCTTTATTAGTTATTACTTTGTCTATACGAAGTCTTTCAGAAAACTTATAGGTTGTATCCTCCATCTTAACGTATAAAACATTCTCCTTCACAAGTTCCGTGAACCCAGCTTCCTCTTGCGTATAGGCAAGGAATAAATGACCCGTCTCCTTTTCAATGAGTTCTTTCTTCGCAAATGAGTAGTCATTAATCTGCTTACCATACAAATATTTTTTGCGTATTTCAACGTAATCTCTTGCCCAGGAATAGAAATTCTTGTAATCTTTAAAAGGACTAAAAGCCGATACCCACATCTGATGATATAACTGCGAGAAACTTTCTGGCGAAGGTGTCCCCGATAAATAGATAATTGGCTTTCCATTGCAAATACGTTTTAATTCTTTTGCTCTTAAAGATGGTGTTGGGAATGCTCCAAGGCTATGCGCTTCATCTATAATGACAAGATCATAATCAGTACCAACATTATGCAACTGCTCATAATTTGTTACATAAATCTCCAAATCAAACCCCATCTTCTTGCCTTGTGCGATAATGTCATCAATGGCTTTCTTCTTAGTCACAAACAACACTTTCTTAGCACCAAACTTATGTGCCGTAGCAAAGGCGGTAAGTGTCTTTCCTACTCTTGGTTCTAATGCAAGGTAAACCAGTCGGTATTGATTGAGTATAGAAGTTGCCTTATCTGACAACTCTATTTGGTAGTCTCTTAGTTGCAATTTGTAAAGAATTTAATAATGCCATATAAAAAGAAAAACCAAAATAAAATCGTGATAACGATGATAAATATGAATGCTATTAATCGTTTCATTTCAATTCATCCTTTAGTTTCATTAAATAAAGTGCGTGATCAAGTGATTCCTCTATTGCGTGGTCAATCCATTGCTTAACCTCTAAGTCAGTTCTATCTAATGTTGTCCCATACTTGCGAATCCCAGTCTCTGAGCGAGAGCGGAGTAGATGTGCAATGCGATATACTACGGTATCTTTGTTGTCGATGGTAATGAAGTCGTGACTCATTTCTTATGTTTTAAAGTGTAAGATAATTGTCTTGGTTTGGTTGTCTCGTTCATATAAAGCCAAAGTTGGTGGGTGGCTTGGAATAGTGTCCAATAGCTTAACACCTCACTAATAGGCTTGGTGATTAGTTGCCATCCTATTCCTTGTATTGCACCACCTTTTCCAGTGGTTCTTGTCTTGGCATTTAGCCATAAGATCCCTACTTCATCAATGCTTTTAACATCCGTTGCAATCTCACTAAGCAATTCGTAATAGGCTGATAATTGCAACCAGTAGCTATCTTGCACACTATTTGATGTCTTGATGTCAAGTAGTATGCGTTTGCCATTTAGAGTTACCACCCTATCCAAAGTCCCAGCAAATCCTAATTTCTCACTCACAAAATGCGCCTCCATCATTTCGATGCTTGGCTTGTGGGTAGTGCAGAAATCAACATACCTTTCAAACATTGCCCATTCAATATTTTTGTAAGCTGGGAACCCATTATGGTCTAAATAAGACACTTCCTCCCCATCATCATACCTCTCGGTCAATGTGTGTACGTTAGAGCCTCTACGACCAGCTTCATCACGAATGGTATCGGCATCGCCTCCATTCTCCTTGAGCCATTGGTAAAATTGCGCTCCTTTTGGAAAACACTCTAATATAGTCGTGACTGATGGGACATAACCACCAGATTGGGTGGCATAAAAACGTGAGTCAATAAATTCAATGCGATTTTTGTTTAAGTCAACATTATAACTCTTCATAGTTTTAAGTTTTTATAATTGCTTGTCTTTCCAAGCAGTCATCACTTAACTTGCAGTGAGCCGTGTTCCCTTTTCTTCAGAGACCAATAGCACCCATTTAAACTCTGGGTACACCGAGTAAAATTTTAAAAAAGACCCCAATGTAGAAACATCAGGTCGTATGCTACACTAATGAAAAACACAGTTATTTAAAAAATCATTAATTTGCTCAACTTGTTGAGTAAAAAAAATGGGGTGAGATCCTATCTCCAAATGCGCTCTTGCGCAACCCCCGTACAAACCATCTATACACTAAAACGGTGTATCTTCTCCCTCGGTTACATCTGAGAGGGTGGGTTTAATCTTAGGTAAGATAGATAATTTCACAAAATCCTCCAAATATTCTAACCTATTGGTAGAATCCCAAGTCTCCTTACCTTTTACCTTTATTTTCTGCAAGTCTGGTAATTCCTTTGGATCAGCTTTTGTCCAGTAATGCTTGAGTCCGTTCCCATTTTGCGAAATGAAAAGAACACTTTGCTTCTTATCACCTTCAACAATTAGCTTTGGTGACAATGTTAGTGTTTCGGTCAAATCTGCGTTTGGTAATGCCTTCAAAAATGACATAGCATAGCCGCTATCGTACTTACATTCAAGATTATAGTAGACACTATCATCTTTAATAGTAATCACCCAAAACTTACCATACTCACTTTCCTTAGTCTTTAGGTCGGTTAGCCATCCACTAAGTGAGTCATAAAACTCCTCGTGGACTTCACGACCCATTTTGTTAACTCTACTTACTGACTTCTCGGTTGGAGATGCGAACTGGCGCACAAGTTTACCATTAGTAATTGATAAAAACACTCCTTTGCTTTGACTTTGATTTAGTCCCATTTTTACTTTGTTTTATGGTTATGAAAATAATTAATCTTTGCATTATACTTGTCAATTAACTGAGTCATTTTCTCATCATAGGTATAGTTCATAAATAGCCTATGATATTTCTCATTTAATTGATTTAATCTTTGAAACACCACTCTTGCATTGCCTTCGGTCATATCATTAATATCTTGTAACATCTCATTATACTCTACCCAAAATTCCGCTGGGATGATATACTTTGTATTGGTATGCTTACGTTTAACCTTCTTGGGTAAGTCCCATTGTGCTGGGAGTAATATCACTGATAATGTAATCAATGTTACTATTATGATTCCTACTATCATATACAAGTTTAAGTGTGTTAAATAGTTTAGTCATAGTCTTGTGTAGGACATCACCGCTTTTCTCTGCACGATTCACAGTTGCCAATGACACACCACTCATCTTTGCCAACTCATCTTGCGTGATGTCCAAACTTCGCCTTAATGCTCTAAGTTTTTCTTTAGTCATAAAATTTAAATAAAATTGTGAAGGAATAATGCAACCAAAATGATGATAGTGATTGCAATGTAAGATTGGTTTTTCGTGAGGGAATCTTTTTCGTAGTTGTTCATTGTGTTGGCAGTTGTTAAGATGCTGCACCCCTTTTTTAGTTTAGTTATCGTTTAAAGATACATACAATTCAATAGGCATATTGGTGCTTTGTCTATCTAATGTAGACTCTACCAATTGCTCATCTAATAATCTACTAATGACCTTGCCATTAGTTAAATAGTAATACTCAATGGTGTTAATGAGGATCATAACCTTATAACCTTTCTTGTTATACGTTGATTGCTTCTTTGCAACTCCTACAAAACTTACGTTATCACCATCTTTAATAATCCAGCACTCACCAAACTTACCATTCACAATTTTATCTGAAACTATATTACCATTCATATCGACAAGGACTGATCTCTCTACATCTTCAACATATGCACCATCTCGCATTTGAGTTGATAGCCAATTGAAAAGCCTAAATCTCTTTGCGTATGCTCTGTCTGCGGCTTGATCGCACAATCCACCCCAAGAGTAATCATCAATGCAATTAAAATAATTCTGCATTCTATATTCGGAGTTCTTTTTCATTTGAGCATTTTCTTCTTCGTACCATTTAACAAAGTTGTCGAATTGCTCTTGCGTAGGCATTTGATCGTAAAAGTTGTTCATTGTGTGTAGTATTTGAAAGCTAAATTAAGTCATTTTTTATAACTACCAAATATTTTTTTATCAATTCTTATATATTTTAGTTAATAATATGTTAAAGCCTATATAACAAAAAGGCTCGGGTAGAAACCCAAGCCGTAATTTGACCATACCGTATTTAAGAACAATTATTTTTCACCATTCTGCAATGGTATATCTTCCGTGTTGTCTATCTTCCTATAACCCTCGTGCCATAAGGTTTTGGTGAGGATCACACTTTTTCGTACCACCTCTTCCTCGCTATCCTCTGGTGCTAATATGTGGCATATCTCGTGTATCAATATCTCCATAGCCTTACGACCTTTGAGCCGAATATCTATCTCAATCGACTCATCCATGTGAGCCAACCCCCAAGCCTTTTGTTTGCCTAATTTCGAGTATTTAACTCTTATTCGTTTCATTCTATTTAGCCGTAGGGATTAATAAATGTCGCTTTTGTTTGATAGTAGCCGCGCCAAGCCTTTTCCTTGATATGCTATTGCAATTCCCACACCTAAACAACTCATAAATGTTAGCACTCGTGTTATAACATTTGCCTTGTGCCTCAAGTTGATTCGATCCACAACTTGGGCATCTATGCTCAGTCTCATCCAATATAAATAGACCCATATTAGGATGAGGCTTTATCCAAGGTCTAATTTGTAGGTATGTTTCTTCTAATATTCTTACGTCTTGTACGTTATAATCCTCCATTTCCTTAAGAGCCTTCCTATCCCCTTTCATACAATTATCCCACAACTCAAATGAGGTTTCTTTCTTCCTTTCCAGGTTCAATAATTTATTGACATAATCTAACTTATTAGAGGTGAACCCGAACTGCCTTCTAATATGTCTTAAAGTGTCTATAACTTGATAGGGTAGTGGTGGGTTTAGACCATTTAAGATAAACCTTGAGTTAAGTCGAGGTATGTCAAATTTCTCAGCATTATGTGCTATAACAATATCCGCTTCATTTACCAACTTCCATATTCCCTCCATTATCCTCTTATCATCTTGCTTCAAAACCTCCTCAGGCTTTAGCTTCGCACTATACACTTTATCTTCGAATAGCCACTTAGCTGCCCAAGTCAAACAAAACCAATCGGTCTTGATTTGTGGCAAGTGTACGTTCTGATTCCATATCCCCCAAACGTAAGCCGATATAGGAGCCGTCTCAATGTCAAGGATAAGGACTTTTGCGGATGTTTGGATTTTCTCCATTTTGGTATTGGTTGTGTCGTAGGTTAATGGTACTTGATGCTTTCTATTAGCAAGTCTTTTTCTATCCCTATCACCATTTAACCCACGATAGTAATTTATCAATTTTCTTGTCTGCTCTGAAGTGTCAAAAACCCCTTCATTCTCAGCAAAAATCTTCTTGGCAAGAGTAAACCCCTTCATTTTTGGATATAATGATAGGTACTCTTTAACTATATCACTTTTCTTCATCTACGTTTGATAATATAAACCACTATACCAATAAGTAGCACCCATGCCCAAGTAATCAAAGCACCTCTTTGCCACCAGCGATACATCTTCTCGGTTGCAGCTGCATCTTTCTTAGCCAGTTCATACATCTTCTTATATCGGTCCACAAAAATCTTCTTGTTGACAATAACGATGGAGTCTTTGCAAGGCTTTAAGACCTCTTTAATCCTCCATTTCGTTATTTGCTTGTCAACAAACTTATACTCCGTAAACCAATTATACAAGGTGTCGGTTAGCTTTTCAACTATCAAGGAATCCTTGACAACTCGAATCGTGTCGTGAACATCTTGGTAGATAAACACCTTCTCAATCGCCTCTGGGTGCTTTTTAAAGTACCTATCAATCTTCTTTTGTGTTACGCAAGAACTAAGTAGAATTAAAATCATTAAATATCTCATACTAATATATTAAATAGGACATTGGTTTTGGACAATCTATCGCTAAAACCGTGATAGCCTCCGTTCACTTTTAAGGTAACTTTCTTGACAATATCTTGGTGTACTCCTTCATCGCAAATTGCCCATAGTCCTCGCTTTTCAAAGAACCAAGCGGCTGATGTTAGAGGGTATTTTGTGGCAATAAGGTCTGGATTTATCATTATGTTGGCATCACCAATATGATCGGAGAATGCTTTGTAGTTGGTGCGACCAGTTAATTGCACATAGCCTCTACCACGAAACCGCCAACCATCACCAGTGTTGCGGTTGCCATTACCCATTCGTGATTCGTACACTATGTTGGCTATTTGCTCAGGCTTACGAGCATAAAGAGGAGCAGTATTTTTGTCGAAGTATTTTGGAAAGACTTTGAGTAGTCCTTCGGTAGAGTAGTTAAGGTTTTCCCTAACGTGACGGAAGTTCCCACTCTCGTGTGCAACTTGTGCTAAGAAGTGAGTAAGCCTAAAAGAGTTGGTGATGTTAAATTGCTTTATCACATCACCTAACTCATTAAGGACTTGTATGGGGATTTTATTGTGCAGTTTGTTCAGCATCTTTCTGCATTGCCTCAGCGATTTTCTGATTTGTTTCTGCTAATTGTTTTTGGATGTACTCCATTTGTGCGAGTAGATCGTAGGCTTGAGCCTTGAGTTCTTTAATATCCATAGTTTAAAATTTTTATAAAGTTATAGAAAATATTTAGATAATTACCAAATTTAGTTTAGAAGCTATGTAAGCATAAGCCGCTTCGTTAGAATTATCCCAATCGATGTAGTCTTGACCATCCATCGCCACATTGCCTACCGATAGAACCGCACCACCACTCGCAACACCTTCCTCATCGTGTACGATGGCTTCTTTGAGTTCATAGTAGAATGTCGCACTTGTAGCCAAGTCGTCATAAATAATCCTTGCATCTAACTCTGATGCACTCTTGCTTTGTCCGTTTGCCCAGATTGATACTGGTTGAATTTGTACTCCCATTTTTATTGTTTTAATTATACTAAAGTAAATGTTTTTGTTACTCCACCTATTCTCATTTTCAAGTCTGTACCATCGAACCAAATGTCACCATTATTAGGAGATGTTGGTGCAGTTGATGAAGCTAAGTTTATTTGTGCGTTGCTTATTGTACCAGCACCGATTGATAATTTACTTGTTATCTTTGCAGTTCCTTCAACTTGTAATTTCTCACCACTTGAAGAACCAGACCATACACCAATAACAACTGCTCCATCAGAACCAACAAAATGTGCTGCTTGTGTAGTAGGATTGTTTGTACCAGTACCAACTAAAATAGATGCTACACCATTTGATATATAAGATTGAATAAAACTTGCACGACCAGTTGATGCTGTTCTTAAATTTATACCGGGTATAGTTGCATTTACAATAACACCTAAATCAGATGTATTTGAATATGCCTTAGTAAATGTCGCACTATCCGTTATCTTCGCAGTGCCAGTGACTTGTAGACGTTCTCCGCTATCTGTGGTTGAGCCAATACTAAAGTTACCATTATTAAAGAATCTTCCTTTCTCTGTTCCAGTAGTTGAGAATGTTAGTGGTCTGCTATTTGCGTTTATATCTAAAGCAGCAGAACTTGCGAATATGTAACCAAAAGAAGTACCACCTCCTCTCATTGAAATTAATGAATCGGTTGCACCATTTATACCTACTACTACACGATTTGCAGCATTATAAGCATCAGTCGTTTGCCCTATTAGTAAATTCCCACTCGCATCAAGTGTCATTGCTTGGGTGAACGTAGCAGTGCCTCCAGCCGTACCGCTTACGTTGCCAGTTGTAAAGAACGCAAATGCACCTTGTACTCCTAATCTTAAACGAGTTGAGCCATAGCCAGTACCAGTATATATCCAGTTAGTGCCGTTGTAATATGTATTGTGTGCAAGTTCAAACTCACCACCAACATAAGCCATACTTGGTATATAAGATGCACTTGCAGAAACTTGTAACGCTTTTGTACCACTTCCCCACGCACTCGGAGTCACACCCAGACCGAGATTTCCACTCGCATCAAGTGTCATTATTTGACTTTGAGTTATAGTAGCACCAGCCGTTCCACTTGCACCATTCCACCATTGGAATACATTGCCATCTAAAATAAATCTTGATGTTGCAGCGGTTGTTTTGTAAACCCATCCACTTGCAGTTAGTACAGTATTTGCAGCTAATTGAACTCCAGTAGAAAAACCAGCAACAGCACCAGCAGTATTTATATCAATCGCTCTAAACACACCAGTATTCCACGCACTCGGAGTCACACCCAGACCGAGATTGCCAGATGCGTCAAGACGCATACGTTCAGTTGCGTTTGTACCAAATAGCATTGCAGCATTTTCATACTGCCATATATAAGCTAAGCTACCACTTGCTGATAATTGGAAACCATCACTTGCACCACTTCCAGTTGTAGGGTTTTGTAAAGCAAGTACTGGTATAGTAGAGTAATTTCTAAGAACACCAGCCGTAAATACGTTTGTACCCATTGAGACCGCACCGCCAAATTGCACGTTATCACTAAAATACCCAGTACCTACAACTTGTAACCTCTGCCCCGAATCTGAACTGAATGTGCCGATGTGAAGGTTTTTTAATGGTGTCATTCTTGCTACTTCGGAGATTGTTCCGCTATTATCTGTTGTTTCAAATAACAAATAACCAGCATAAACACTTCCATTATTTCTACCAGAAATACGACCAAATACAAAATTATTAACTGCATTGTTGCCACCAAATGCAATAGACCCACCTCTATTTGAAGCCGAAGCGGTTGTAGTAGATATTAATAAGTTGGCATTACCAACATTATCTACCGCATAATTACTACCAAAAATTCTAACTGTATAATCAGAACCTAATACTGTTTGACTACCGATTTGAAAAGATGATAATGGAGAATTTGTATTTACACCTAATCTATTATTTGCACTATCCCAAAATAAATTATTACTCCCAGCTTGTGTAGTCGCACCAGTGAAGTATGCAACTTGACCAGCCGAACCAGAACCCGTTATCCCAGCATCGCTATCGTTCACCCAAGATGTGCCGTTGTACTTTAGCACTTGCCCAGCACTCGGAGAACTAATTGCTAAAGGGAATGTGTATAAGCTACCATCACCTCTAAGGATTTGCGTAGTAGCACCCGAAGCAATGTACTTTTGGAAGCGAGTGTTAGTCGTTCCATTCCCTATATATAAATCAAAGGTGTCGGTTGTGAATAGTGGCTCACCAGCTAATGCCGTAGGAATCCCACTCGCTATACCCCTTTTAAATCTTAATGTATTTGCCATATATCTTGTATTATCTTATTTTAACTCTATGCGTGTTACCAGGTGCCATCTTTTATACCATTGATAACACTACGTGTTACCAAGTGCCAAAATCCCCTACACTCCACGATCTATTTGCCGACAAATCAAACACCACATCATTGATTGTGATTGTGCGACTTGTAGGCACTGCCCCCGTGTCACTTGCCGTTACTACACTCCATTGAGGTGCTGCACTATTCGTACCATCACCAGTCTGGCTTAGGAACATCTTAGTAGTAGTCGTGTTACCAGCCCTTCTTAGACCTATGCCAATGGCATTAGAGTATAAAATATCACCAAGTGAGGTGAATGGGTTGCCCATCTTATCATCAAAGTATGCCCAATCAGCTGAACTTAGCAACCCATCGGTTGTACTTGATGCAGTTGCTATGTCAATAGTGATTGTACCACTTGTCGTGATGGGAGTAGAGCCGATAGTCACACCACTTGTCGTGCTGCTTAGTCCTACACTTGTCACTCCACCTACTGTCCAGCTTCTATTAGCCGTTAAATCGTAGGTTGTTCCATTTATAGTTAACGTCCTACTCGTAGGCACTGCACCCAATCCACTCGCAGTGATAGTGTCCCAAAATGGTTGGTCACCACTTGTACCATCACCAGTTTGTGATAAATATTTTTTAGTCGTTGTAGTATTTGCAGCAAGTCTTAAAGGAATGCCAACCGCATTGCCATATATCATATCACCTAAAGAGGTCATAGGATTGGTCATACCTCCCAAACCAGCCAAAGTATATTCAGGCACGTTTAACGTAGCACCCACTAATGTAGATGCACCACTATTGCCCGTAGTTGTAAGAGTTATGGCTGGTTGCTTAGAACTAAACGTCAACCAATCTGCACTTGTTAAGTATCCATCAGCAACATTTGTCGCAGCTGGGATGCTCATTGTATTCGTGCCACTATTCCACACAAGTGGAGAGGTGGCGATAATATCAGTTGATACTATAAAACTCGGAGTAAAAAACTCATACCCCGTGCCTAATGTGTTGACCCTAAGTAATTGCCCACTTGTGACGGAGCTTGCGGTTGAGAATGCACTCGTGCCATTGCCGATAAGCACTCCACTCAAACTTGTTGCACCCGTACCACCCCTACCCACACTAAGTGTCCCACTTGTGATTTTAGATGCACTTAGGTTAGGTATGTCAGCCTCTACCAATGCTCTAAATGTCGGCGCACTCTCTGAGCCAGCACTAGGACCAGCCCATACAGTGTTGGCTAATTGATTAACTAACCCAACTTGCAATGTGCCACTCGAAGTTATGGGTGAGCCAAGAATTGTAAATACCCCACTTGGAACAGTCATAGCCACGGATGTGACCGTACCACTACCAGCACCACTTGCAGGAATATATGTTATGAGTGATTTGTTTATTCTCACCAGGTACCAAAATTAATTGATGAAGTCTTTGTCCATAGTCCCGTACTTGCCACATATTGTATCACATCACCATCCGAAGGGTTTTGAGCCGCCACATCGTGCAACTCATCCATCTCATACCCATTTTGTACCCTAACCTCCCACGTTCCTTGATTGGGATGTGATCTCGTGACAATAGCCACATACACCAAATGATTAGGAGCATAAGGCTTGGTTGTGGTCACACCTCCAGCCACACTTGGTGACAAATATAATTGTTGCCCTTCGGCATAAATTTGTGTATCTAACCCACTCACCTTACCAAACACCACCACATATCCGAAGCCGTTATTTGATATATCATCTTTTACCACTCCAAGAGTCTGCGCACTTGTCGCATCACCCGTAGCAATAGCCTTGCTAATAGTTGCGGTATTGCCAGTCGCACCACTTATATATACCACCGTTCCCTTGCTAATTGTAGCACCACTTTGGTTGCGTACATATTGAAGCAAAGTAAGAGCCGAGTCAACCGCTCCTCCTCCTACATTACTTCCTGACTTTATATAAATAGGACTTGGAGGCACAACCTTCACAACTATGTTGCTTGATGTGTCCGTAACCCTAATAATAGGCTGCGTTGTTGTATAACTAACCTTAATAACCATTATGATGTTATTTGCGATTGCACTTGAATATATCCTTGCATCCACGTGTAAGTACCCGTTGCGGTAGTTACTTGTAGGTCGTATTTGTATTCCCCAGCGGTATAACCAGCCGTTGTAGCGGCAGTTAAAGTAACTGTGCGTTCATTTGGTTGCCCAACTACAAATGCTCCGTTATCCCAAGTAAATTGAGTGACACCAGCACTATTTTTAGCCATTAGCTTAAATACATCAGTGGTGACATCCATAGGACTTGTCTCGCACTCATCATCCCAAAATGACAATGGGAGAACGTATGTATCTCCTTGTCTAATCGGCATTAAATTAAATTCTGGTACCATATAATAATTTTAATTTCTATCTACCTTATCTTTTAATTCCAATTTTATGTCTTGCAAAGCATCAAAAATCTTACCCAATTTCTCACCAATCTCATCCTCCTTTTTCTCAAGGGTGCGGACACGAAGATCAAGTTCTCTCAACTTAATCTTCATATCCGTAAACATCTTCGACAATGCCATTGCAAATGCAATAGTTTGAATAATTATCGTTACAATCACCCCTTGCTCCATCTCGAATTACTTTTTAGCGTCACTTGCAAAAATGCCTACTAATAGCATTCCAAGACCAGCTAAGACCATTTTCCAATCATTAGCCATTGCACCTTCCCAAATCATAGGTAGTCCAGCTACCGCACCGAAAAGGCTTGTCTTTACGTTTTCCATCATTTGTTTCATAAAATTTATATTTAACTTGTTACATAAACCGCCACGACACTTGTGCCGTTGAGCGAAGAACCTAAATTTATAACTGGACCAGCACTAATAGTATAGTTGTAATACCATTTGCCACCATATCCAACCGCCACAAGTTTGTATGTAAGAGGATCACGAGCCGTGATTGTACCACCAGCAACCGTGTAAGTATCAACAGTAGTTATTTCAGTGAATGGACCAGTACCTTGTAAAGTATAAGAGTATTGACCAAAGTTATTAACATTTGAGTCAATTGACAAACTTGTTATTACACAATTAAATTTAAATACTTTATAATTATTTTGAGCATCAATTATGTCCAAATACCCTATATAAGTCACATCGGTAGACTCAATAAATGGCTCAAAAAATGTGATAGGTTGCATATTACTCTCGGACAATTTAACCAATCCATTACCACTAATTGTGTAAGTTTTTCTACCTTTAATGTATTGCCTATAAGCACTATTAACCTTTGGTGCTAATTCAATTGTCTCGGCACTGATGGTAAGGTTAGCATCCTTCGAACAAGCAAAAGGGTAAACTCCACCACTTTCATTTGTGAGTGCTAAAATTAAACCTTCCGCTTTTACTACGTCAGCCATTATTTATATATATATTTATCGTTATATGTATCGTAATTTAAAGTATTTGGCACGGAATAATTATTGACTTGAAAACTACCACTTGTAAATTGAATGCTATCCAATGTCTTTCCTACCTCCGTTGCACTAAAAGTAATTTCAAAAGTATCATTAGGATTAATTGTTATACTTCCCGTTGGTGATAAGTTAAATGTAAATGCTTGAGGATTTACATTGACTGGGTAAGTTTGAGTTTTAATAGTTGTGCCATTTTGCTTTACCAAGAAGCTTGTTTGGACGGGAAATGCACCAGTCGTTTGAATGATATTACCACTTAATGATATTACAATCGCATTAGTAATTGTTTGCGCTCCTTTGTAAATAATCTTATTGTCACCAGTGGTAACAAAATCAGTATTAGACCCCGTTAAAAATGGCACGGATTGGCTACCTACATAAGTGCCAGTCTTTACCGATGCACTAAATGACCTTGTAATCGCAGCACTTCCATCTCTTGCATTATCCCAAACCTCCTCTAAAGTAGCAGTCCAAGTAGCACTTGCAAAATCCATCTCTTTAAGATTAGCTATGTAATAAACCTTATTAGGATCATCATCCATAAACTTTATAGTATTAATAAGACCAATAGGTACTCTTAAAGTATCAACCCAAGTTAACCCATAAAAATTTGCATCAATCTTATTCCTATTATATCTATTGTGAGACCAATGAGCAATTGCATTTTGCTTCCTAAAGGCTTGTCTCTCTCCACTATATCTAAGTCTAAACCAGTTATTATCGGTTGGTGTAAGAGGTGATTTTATTTGAACTACACCACCAACAATCTCACTTTCAAATATACAACCCCTATATGCTTGAGTTAATTGGTCATCAAAGTAAGTTGTGTTACGAGCCTTTTCAAGAGCCGTATTGCTTTTAGTAAAAGTTGCCTCTACCTTTTGTAAACCAAGTTCAAATTGGTCAAAACGATTATAAACCGAAAAGTCAAAATTCTTAATTCTCATCACTTGACCTAATACTTGTGTTGCTGGTTCAACATCACAAACAAAATAAAAATATAATTGACCATTATTTGGTAATGGGTCGGATTCAATTTCTAATGTATTCCACTCGACTTCATTTATATTCTCTGCACTACCATAATTTATGAACATAGGTACTGCCGCTGGTGAACCACTCCATTGACCATCACTAACAAGGAAATAATTACCAGTACCAGTAACTAATTTTGCATAAGCCACTCTTGTAGGATATATCGTTGCCGAGCCTGGGAATGCATCACTAAATTGCACCTCAAATGATAATCTAAGTCTTTCACCAGCATATACATTTATAGGCTCAGATTCTATCATATAATCTTGTGGAGAGACAAGAGTTAAATCTTGAGGAATAACTACATAATTATCTATTATAGGACCAGAGACTGAGGTGTAATCTTCATTACGATAAAAACTCACCGCCGTTACTGGTGTATTAGATATTGGGTCACCTTTAATAAATGTCCAATTATCAACCTCATATTGCTTGAGTGTTGGTTGTTCTAATATTAAAGCACCTCTAACAAATGAACTATTATTTATTACTTCTACAAATCTTTCATAATTAAACTCTACAATATCTTGATTTGTTAATCTCTTAATAAACCTCAACATTTGTGGAGATATAGGCTTTATATCATAATTAACACCAACTTGCAAATCAAATCTTTTATTATAGGTTGTTGGCGCACTTGGAGGTGTGTCAACAAATAATACTTTAAGATTTGTAGATGATGAGCAATATAACTCCTCAATCCTCATAATATTCCAAAACCCACGATACATAAATATCGTTTGGTTGAACGAAGTATTTATTTTTTCTAATACATTATATGAACTCTCATACACACTTGGCTCGGTTTCAAAAGTCTTTGGATCTATATAAGCTTGGTTGAGTGATATGTTAGGATAAGTAGTACTCATACTATCGTGGTACAAGTTATTTATTACTTGGTACTTATCCCATCCAAGAGCAGTACCCCCAGTGGCATATTGTACCATATCAATAATCTTTTGCTTTGCGGTAACTTCAACTCCACTATTACTAAACAATATATCTTTTAGCTTTCCAAATCCATCCGTTGCCGTGATAGTGATTATGTGATTTTGGTCTTGCCACTCCTCACGATAGTCGGATTGCATCACATAACCAGTCCAATAAACCTCACCTAAATTATAATAATAAAAATATACTTGTATGTCGGTATCACTTGTAGCTAAAAAGTTGTCAAGAGTAACCCCAGTTGAACTTGCAAGAATTTCAATCTCCGCAAGTTGCGCTCTTATTGGTTTAAATATATTATCCTCGGTGTTAAATTCTTTTAGTACGAATGGTCTTGCCCCAGCCGTTAGATTAGTAACCGCACCAGTATATCCTTCGTAGTATAAAGATACTCTACCTATATAACCCTCAAGGCTATAAAATTCAATTCTATATTTTTCTTGTTTAGCCAACTCGATTAATTGTTCCGTTAGTTCTATTCAATACACCCACCAAATCACTACCACGTTGTGTGAATACTACTTGACCAGCTAATTGCATCCCACCACCACTTAGATTTGCTAAGTTTGGTTGACCGCCTCCTCCACCTTTACCAATATTGAAACCTAATGATGATGTTATTAAACCTAATACCTTTTGAAATCCTCCAGCAGCACCACCAGATGCCGCACTAAACCCACCACTAAATATAGTAAATAATAATGATACAATACCAGTTGCAATAATCTTAGACACTATTTGATTTATTGCTTTTAATACCGATTTTGCAAATTCATTAAATGTAAATTTACCAGTATTTAAAAATTCCTCAAATAAACTACTTATTGGACTAAAAAATGTACTATTAATTATATCATAAGTAGCTTGTAGGTTTGCTTGTTCTTTTAATCTTGCCAATTCATTATTTGCCGCTCTAACACTTGACAAAAATTTCTCATTGTTAAAACTTGGTACAATACCAGATATTTGTGTTGGTAAAGTTATACCAGCTTCTCTTTCACCTTTCCTTCTTTCTTTGGTGATTGCCCTTAAACCTTCGAGTTCAGTTTTATTTACTTCTGCTTGTTGCCTAATTTTATTTTTAGCATTGTATAAATTATCAACTCGAATTTGCTCTTGTTGTAATTCTAATGCTTTTTTTCTTTCAGCAGCTAATCTTTTAGTTTCAGTAGCAGCTTTTTTAGCCGCTTCAGCAGTTTTCTTTTGATCTTCTAATGCTTTATTAGCCGCATCTATTGGTGCTTGAATTTGATTTTGTAGTGTAATACTTTTATCAAGTTCTACATTATATAAAGAAATCTCTTTTCTTAAATCCTCAACTACTTTACTTTGCTCATCAAAAGCCTTTTTTGCTGTATCAATTTCGCTTGTATCAACCCTATCAGCTTTGCCAACAAATCTTGGTTGTTTTCTTCTTGCAGTTTCAAGTTCTTCTTGCAATTTTGCTTGTAAAGCAACTGCTTTAGCAAGTTGCACACTTGCATCACCTATTGCACTTTCAAACCCTTTGCTAACCGCCGCTTGTCTTACACTTCGTATATAGGTTTTTATTGCAGTCTCTAAATCTTCGTACTTAGTTTTTTCTAAATCTAAATTCCCAAAGTAATCTTTATTTATATCTTTTAAAGCATTAAGAGCAGAGTTTCTCTCATTATAAGAACGTGTTTGATCTAAAACAATAGATGATAAACTTCTTATCTTGGAAATCGCTCCTTCGGTTGTTGCAATCTCCTCTTGTGTAATTTCTACACTTGTCCTTTTCTCCTCGTTATATTTACCAAGTTCTTTATTAAAATCAAGTATCTCTTTACTATACGCACTTTGCTTTGTAAATATTGCGTCTAAAGCAGCACCAAATGACCCATATTTTTGTATAAGTACAGTAAATGCAGAAATAGTAGCACCAATTGCAAATGTAACACCAGCTGGTCCAATTAATGACGCACCTATAGCCTTTAAAGCATTGGTTGCGCCACCACTTTGCTTACTTAAATTACCAAGCTGATCAAATAAAATTGGTAAGTTGTTCTGAATAGCTATAAATCCAAATGGAGCATCTCTTGCTACCTGACCAAGAGCATTTAATGAAGCTGCTCCATCATTAACCGCTTTAGGTAACTTACTTAAACCTTGAGAACGAAGATTGACAAGACTACCTTGCAAGTCTGCTATGTACTTATTTGTTTGTACGATAGCATCCCCAGTCTTTGTCTTTAATTCGGTTTGTACTTTCTTGAGTTCGCGCTCAACATCAGTAATTGATTTCGTAAACCCAGAGACATCAGCACCAACCCGAAATATAAATTCTTCATTCATTTTCTTAACCTTTTGAATATTTCTCTTGCCTCACTATCACTAATGCCTCCTTGCGATTGCTCATCCCCTGGTAAACTCCACAAAGCCTCTGGAGTTTTTGGTGCGCTCTTTGGATCACCCATTAAGCGCACCATTGTAAACATCAAAAGTCTTGTTTGCCTATAAGTGTCAACCTTCTTTTCCTCGTGTCCTTTTATCATTAGGGACAAATGCCTTGGACTCATATCAAAGAAATCACGAGGCAAAAGACACAATTCACCAAAGGCAAATGCTTCTATTTCTTCCCACGAGATGTCTTTTTTTTTGGTTGGTCTACAATATCTAAAGCCGTTTGAATATATTGGTTATTTGTCCAAATTTCAATAACACTTTTTATTTGTGTCATTACACCATCATTGAGTAAGTTTGTTTCTATCCAATCTACAAACTCCTCAAACTTTAGTGTAGGCTCAACATCCTTTACCAAGCAATTATTAAAATAACCACTATAAATGATGTGAGCAAGACCAATCTCATTTAAGTCTCCACCTTGATACGACTTGCCCTCAACAAGCTTGTCTTGTAAGTATCTAAATGAAGCCATACCAAATTTAAGTCCGACCTTTTGGTCGTTAATAGTAATATTAGTATAATTCATAAGTTAAATTAAGCTGAAATATCTAAAGCACCATTTGATTGGATTGTGCCAGAGAAATTGATAAACTCAGTAGTAGATTGATTCATTGTTAGGTCGGTGATATAACCCATAAATTGGTGATAATACACTGTACCTACTGATGAACCACTCACAGTTGGGTTTTGAACTCTAACACTAATTTGTGTCTTGTTTACCATTGCACTCAATAAATCTTCATAAGATACTTGAGAAATGCTTGGAGCAGTCTCACAAATTGCATCAAAATCCACACTCATTTGTGGAGCAGATGGTGATGTGAACGCACCACAATTGGTTTGCTCTGTTGTAGCATCCATAGTTGTATTAACTGAAGATGTACGCAAACAAACAAGACTCTTGTAAGATGTGCCACCAGCTACATCGATTTCAACGTCTTGTAATGATCCTAAAATTTGTCCCATTTTACTTTTATTTTTGGTTAACTAAATTGCTAATTGTTATTATTTTTCTTGCTATAAAATTGTCTCCATTAACTACTGGCAAGTAAGTAGATAATGTTCTTGCCGTTGGAAAGACCTCAAAATTAGCATCATCAAAACCATCCACCTTAGTGTCAGGTATTAAAATGTTAAGTATTTGAGATGCGATATTGTCAACAATGCTATTGTCATAAACTCTATATTGTTCGCTATTTATGTCAATAACAACATCAACTACATTCCCAAAGCTATTATTAGTATTAGAAGCCACCTCGGTTATAGAACTAATGATAACATAATTTTGTGGCATTGTCCTAAATGGATTTTGTCCATACACTGGCACGTCTTTGCCATTGTATGACAAGTTGCCATTTAAGGCATTCACATAAATCGTTCTCACATTATTACTACAATCAAGCATTTTTACTTCTTATTATCTTTATTGCCTCCTCCTTAAATTTAGGATAGTAAGCAAGAATAGATGGTCTCATATATGGTCTCGCTGGTAAGTTAACTTGTTTTATCCCCCTACCTTTAAATTTACTCGCAAGTGCGCTCCATTCATTATTCTCAGGTGGTATAAAACCAGTACCAGTCCCAAACTCAACGTAAGCAGCATATTTAGTTTGAGCAACCAAGTAGTAAGAAAGAAATTGGTCTTTCTTTAGTGATATTGAGTTTCGTAGTCTACCAGTATCAACCGCAACCATATTCTTAGCACTTGTAGCCATTAATTCACCAGTTGCGGCGAGTTCACGATCAAGTAAAGCGGCAGTGCCATTTACTTTCTCTTTATAGCGATTGAGCAATCTTTGAAAAGCTGCATCACTAACTTGTATGTTTATTCCTTTTGCCACTATATTACAACCGCCTTATATTGGTGATAATTTAGTCCATCCCAATAAGGATATTGTGATATTGATGAAGCTGGATCTGCATTCATATTCTTACCTCTATTTTGATAAGACCAAGCAACAAGAGTTAAAATATCACTAACCAAATCTAATGGTAAAGTGCCATAACCAGCTTGATACTTTATATCATAATAGCCTTGAGAATATAACCATACTTTGCCACCTATCACCTCATAATCCTCATTTACGGTGAGTGTATCACTCATATTAATGCCCGTTTTCATCACAACCTCATCAACACAATTAAGTGGAGAGTAAGGCAAGTCTACCATCCAAACATTTGGCACGGTGCCAGTGAGTTGAATGTTTGCTCTTATTAGCTTATTTGTCAAAGACCTACCAGTTAATAACTCAAGATGCTTTCTTGCACTCGAGATTAAATTATCAATCAAAGAATCATCTGAGGTATAATCTATCCTCATCCAATTTTTTGCATCCGTTCTACTTACTGGCTCAACCACCGCGTCAGCTAAAATGGTTATCCCGTTTATATATATTGCCATTACTTGTAATATTTATCAACCATTTCTCTGAGCCAGAGTTCAAATTCATCAAGTGCTTTTCTTGGGTCGTGGTCTTTCGCTCTTTTTCTTGCTCTCCTTGAGGATTCGGCATACGCCTTTTTCTCATCCAATTTTGTAATTGCTTCAACCCAGCTTTTAGTGTCATTACGATCTTTTATAAATATTCCAGCATAACCACAATTCTCAACCAAACCATCCGCATTACTACAAATAACTGGTATCCCATTACACATCGCCTCGGTAGCCGTTCTACCCCACGATTCATAGTCACTTGGCATCAATAGTATTCTTGTAATGCCATATAAAGGCTTAATATTAGACGTATTTGGCACTATTTTAAGGTTTGGTAGATTAGGTATTACTTGCTCATCATAACTCCCTAAAACACCTAAAAAACGCTTATTTGGTAATGCCTTAGCTATGCTTTCAAATATCTTACCACCTTTATTCTCGTTTAAGTTTATTAGTGTAATATATTCGTTGACCTCTGGGTCTTTTCCTAAGTCGTAATCTCTATAATCAACGGGAGGCGGTATTGTAAAGTTATCCCATTTGTAGTTTAATTTCCTCTTAATCCATAATGAGTTATAGACAATGTGTTGTGGAAATCGTGCATTTTCAATCTCTGGGTACTTATGCGAATTATGTATTAAATGAAATACTGGTTTTTTATATAATGATGCAGCACCAATTGTCCATTGTGTATAATCTAAATGTGTAAAAACACAATTACTCCATCTAAATAAATTCTCAATAACATTTGGATTTGGTGGAAATACATCCACCCCATCAAAACAATAATTATTTTTTATTTTATAGTGGTTAGCTTGATGTAATAAAACCCTAACATTATGACCTTTAGCCATCAAGTCTTTTGCCATATTATGAGCCATCCATTCTGCACCACAATTATGAACTGGAGGATATAAGTGTATGCTAAAAAGTATATTCATAGATAATATCAGCTTCTAATTTTATTAGTTTTGCTGGGCTTGTCTTTTTTACAAAGTATTGTAAAAACTCATTATCTACATAATGAGTCTCAAATTTTAATTGTTTTATTTTGTATTTGTCAATATCAATGCTATCAACAATTACTTGGTCATAACCCTCACAATCCACTTGCACATAATCCACTTCATCAAAACCATACTTCTCGCATAACATATCAAATGTTACCGACTTTGCTTCGTGGTAACTTAACTCATCTATCTTTGCCAAGTATCTATTGAGTGGTGTGCCAAACTTAACGACACTACTACACCCACCCAAAAAATCCTCAGCATCAGGTAAATATGCCATCACAATATCCTCTATCCTATCACTAACAACTGAGTTTTCAAGATATACTTTACAACTCAATTTCTCTACGTTCTTTTGCAGTTTCTTAAACTGATGTGGTATAGGCTCCACAAATAAAGCAACATCATCTTTTGTTAGCTTGTCAAATATATTGTCAAAGCTAACTCCATCCATTGCCCCTATGATAATATAGTTCATAAGTTAAAATAAGGGGAGAGAAACTCCCTCCCCTATATTTATAAACCTTAGATAGCACCATAGATAGCAGCTGAAGGCTGGAACTGAAGAAGTTCGCAACGAGCCTCTGCTCTGAAAGTGATAAGGTTCTTGATGAAATCATCTTGATCGAACTCGGTAGAACGAACTGCAAGACCGCTTTGCTGAGCAATAGCGAACTTAGTAGTGTCCATAACGTAGATCTTAGAAGCAGTAACCAAAGAGTGAGGGATAACTGGTACACCTACAATTCTTACGTTACCATTGTTATCGATAACCATTCCGCCAGGTACTGAGTAGTCAGATGGCTTGGTTTTCAAAAGACCAGCCCAACCAGCATGAGTTGTCAACGCAAGGTTTGGAGTCCAGTTCAATGCACCAAGTTGTGCAACGTAATCGATGAACTTCTCAGCGGTGTTAGCACCAGAAGAAGAACCAGCAGTTGCAGAAGATGCGATAGCGTTAAGATAATAAGTATCTTCAGCCTTTTGGAAATCTTCAATCAATGACTGCTGCAAGTAAGCTTGCAAGAATGGAAGGTCATCAATCATCTGGCGAGATACTTTAGCGTAACCAGCGATGAAAGACAACGCAGTGTTTACAACTGTTACATCGTAATCAACTTGTGGCTTTGCAGAACCTTCAGTTTGCTTACCGAAAGAACCTTCACCAACTGGGGTGTTGCCTCTTGGGAAAGATACAGAACCAGTTGATACTGGGATGATGTTGAACACACTTCTAAGGTGTGGGTTAACGAAGCTACGAAGAGCTGGATTGTCTACATAAGATGTGTAAACAGAACCAGTAAGGTTGTTACCAATGGTCATAGTTCCTACTGCTTTCAAATCGATGTCAGCAGAGAAACCTTTACCCTCATTACGAGCAGCATATTTAATGTCGTTCCATCCTTTCTCGATAGCAGCACCAATCTCAGCCTTGATGTTGTTTACGTGATCAGCATAAGAAGTAGCAACTTTTTGCTCAGCCTTTGCGCTCAACTTACCGAAAGCAGCCTTAGCTTCTTTTACTTCGTTGATAGCTTCAGCAAGAGTCTTGTTAGACTTCTCCATTTGCTCGTTGATTTGCTCTACTTTAGAGTCAAATGCCTTTGCAGCCTTCTCGGTTACGTTTGCAACCTCAGCCTTTTGTTCTGCCAATTTTGATTCGAGGGCAGATTCGAATGCTTTTAAATCGCTCATTTTGTTAGATTTTATTGATTATTGATATAAATGAACCCACTGGCAATTCAGCTTCTTTTTGCTGCGGCTCTGTCGCAATGACTGGAGCAGTGCTACTCATCATCTCTATTGCTTGTGCGAGTTGTTTCACTTTTATTAAACACAAATCGATTGTCTCATCAGTGACATCACTATCACGGATAAATTTCTCGAATGCTTTTATTTGGTCCTTTACTTGTTCTACGTTACCCATATTTTTCAATCCCAATAATGGTGTGTTCTCATTTGCTCCCCAAGCAGTTAAACTTGAGCCTTCAAACAACATCACCTCGTGTATCTCATTAGCCTCACCACTCTTTTGCTCTCTTAGTGTTCTAAAGCCAATAGAATGCTCACTAATAAGCCCACTCTCTACCATCTTGATGAAGTCCTTACCAAGTTGGTGTGTGCCAACCTTAGACTCGTAATAGAGTCCATAGCTATCTTCCTTTAGACTCATCAACTTACCCAAAGGTTTAGATGGGTCGTGGTTTAGTAAGTGCTTAATCCTTTGCTTACCATCTACTCCCCAATCTTGGATAGAACGCTTAAATGCACCTGGCATCATAATATCGCCATCGCTATCCACCATACCAAATGCAGAGAAGTAACCACTTACTACCCCACTTTTCGCATCAACATCTTTGACCTCAAGACCAAAAGACTTGTAATTGTAAATCATATTCTTTTTATTATCTATTTGTTCTAATTTGCTTATTGCCCAATTTATCCCAGCATCACCACCCCAAGCATCCCACATTATCCCACCACATCCTTCATCATAAGGTACATCTTTGTGTTGTTGATGTCTCTTGAATGATGCCATCCTTGCGATAGTATCACGTGACAATCTCTCACGGTTTGCAAGTTGCCTTGCTCTTGTCCAACCCACATCAGTCCCACAAGTGCTGCCATTCTCCTCTTTATATTTTAATGCCCTCTTAGCATTATTAGTCGCTGCCTCAGGATAGTCGTTGTAAGTATCCGCCTTTTCCTCTTTTCCATTCTCTCCCTCCTCTGCCAAATAAGCCCTATAAGCCGAGTTGGCATTATCTCTTGAAGTGTAAATACATTCACCATCTCCGATCCTATATTTTCCATTTGAACAAAGTGTTACTGGCATACTTACTCTATTGTTGCGGCATTAAGCCTTGGTTTTAAAATTAGCCTACCATTGCTATCTCTCTTAGGTATAAAACCAATCGCACATCGGCAATTGATTGTAAACCCAGCTGGGGCGGTTATGTCACCAGGTTGCATTGCGCTAACTTGTTGACCTTCCTTACCCACCGATGTAAAAGGCTCATCATAACCAACTATCACACCATCCAACGCAACGTGATCAAAAGTGTCCTCTGGGATTCTCCTCGTTCTACTATCTCTCGCACTTATCCATTGCTTGTCCACCTCAAAATCGTGTGATTCCGCTCCTTTCATCGCACCAATGTTACTTGCTCTCATCACCTCTGTTCTTGCTATTCTTCTCGCTCTAAAAGCTGAGTAATTTAACTGCTCATCGCTCTTTAAGAGTTTTACAATCTCTTCAATGCTCAACCCTTCGTTTATTCCCTTAGTCACTATATCATTCATCTTCTTTTTAGTAGTAGATGTGATGTCGGCAACTAAGACAAAGCCTTGTTGAAACAAAAATTCAATTACCGCAGTTGTCCATTCCTTATTAAATCCAAAAGTGTCAGCCTTCCTATTGGCTTCTATCTTTAGGACTCGATAAGTGGCATTACCAAAAGTAACCACCGTTTCCTTATACATTTGTTCAAAGAGCCTTGTTATCTCCTTATCCCACACATCCAATCCTAACCTACTTCTCGCACCACTCACACCATATCTACTCACATCACTAGCAAACTTAACAAACTGCTTATAGATGCTATCTTTTAGTTTGTTAAAGTATTTAGCCTCTATCTCCCTCCTCAACCGCTCCACTTTGAGCCAATATGTCTCTCGCTGCTTTGCGTTCATATTCTTCTTTTAACTTCTCAAATAATGACCTACGAATCTTGTTCATCATCTCTCGCTCCACTTGACAATTCCTCTCGCTCAATGTCTTGGGATATTGTGCCATCACTTGACTCCATAGTATCACTTCCGTTTGTGTCATCGTAACTTAAATCCATTGCAACTTGATCCAACACCACCAACCCTTGGTTAACATATGAATACTCATAAGCACCAAACTTAGGCTCGTAGTTCATTGCCACGCGCTTCTCATCCATTGTAAGCCAGTTCGCATCTCTTAGGACACGAGTCATTCGCTCCATATCTTGTTGCATCTCTGGGATTGATGTAATATCAAAATCGATATATACATCCTCACCATATATAGGCAACAACCACCTATTCAACTCATCACGCAAAGTACTACACAAAGGAATGATTGTATTAGTCATCATATCCCTAAGTGCATTTTGATAGTTGTTATATGACGTTGTATCGGTATCAAATAATACTTGTGGTAATCCAAACACACGACACCATTGTTGCAATGACATCTTTAAAGTACCCATCAACTCCATATCTACGGAGGATAGTCCAAAATTTAGATAATCCCAAGGAGTTTGCAACACTCTTATCGCACCTTTATTGTCGATGCCATTTAGGTCATCATTGACCGCTCTCTTAATGATGTTTGCTTGTTCGATTGTAAATTGCGCCACGTTTGTACCAATAGGCTTTGGCACAATCGCTCCTTTTGCGCCTCCATTAGCGGTCATCGCCGCCGATGCATCGTGAGCATTGTTACTCATTCTCAAAGTAGAATAAGCCGACCTAAGAGGAGATAATCCTCTCATATGTGAACGAGTCACATCATTGAAGTCTGGGTTCCACGATTTCCAAGCACAAACTTGATCCTTTGGAATGTCAATACTTTGTGACACCATTAACTTGTAACCCAATATACCATATAAGTCTCGTGGGTCAGGGTAGATGTCGAGAAACTGTGTTGGAAGAACATTGAGTTCGAGAAACTTACCACCTTGTATGTTACCATTGTTTCCGTATATGTTTCCTTCACCAGATAATATGCGATAGCCAAATAAATTTTCTAAGAACTGATCTTGCGCTTGATATTGGTTTGGGTTCTCAAGCAGCTTTGCCAAATCACTATCCATCACAATGTTGTCCGAGTAAGCATTCTTTCTCTCAATCATTGCTCTCTCAAACGCACCTTTATTCGCCAAGCCTTTGCTTAGTTGCTTATAACGTAATAAAGAAGTTTTTGCCTTCTCGCCTTTGTTTAATTTGTAAACGTACCAAGGTACTGAGGCTGCTTTCCTCGCAAGGAATGATACAATAGAGTAGACATCGGCATTGCCTAAGTAACCCTCATCAACATAACTTTTTGACTGATAATTTTGAAGCACCGCACCATTAATCTGCTTCAACGCATTATTGCTAATATTTTGCAAAGGGTCTAAGCCTTTCTGCCTTTTAAAAACATCAAATAAACCCATTCTTTTTTATATTACACCCCAAGTCACACTTGGAATGGTTAATTTACTAAAGATAGCATATCTCATCGCATCGGCGATATGATCATTGAATTTTACTGGTGCATCAAGCTTATTCCCATTTCTATCCGTTTTCCACCTATAATTCTTCAATTCTTTTAACAAATTTACACTTTCGTGGTCAATTATCAATGGAGTTCCTTTCACGGTTCTTATACCCTCCGTCACATCTTTGTTTGCGCTCTTAGCATTGAACCCATTTCTAACCAACTCCTCAATAGTTTTAGGCTCGGCTGCGTCACAATATATCTCATCGTGTGAGTTTAGTCCTAATCCTTTTAGTTTTTCTATCAAGTCGTTAGTTGTCAACTTAGCCTCGTAGATTAACTCCTTACAATAAGCAGCGTTCTCAACAAACACCACTTTAACGAGTGCGGTTGGTACATTAAAACCAAAGTCCAACCCATAAACCGTCTCTCCTTCATCTGGGAAGTTCTCTGTTGTTTTCCAATGGGTGTAAATTATGTCTTGTGACAACCCCCTCTCACCCAAGCCATAAATTTGCCAGTAGTTAGGATCGGCATCTTTCATCCTTTCAAGTTCCAATACCAATTCTTTTGGCAAGAATGGATTGTCTCTAAAAGTAGTGATGTAAAAGTCGGCATCATCACGAGGTATGACGGAGTCATAAATCCAAGATGAGATGTCCGAAGGGTTGTAATCAATCACAATCTTACCCTCAGTTCTCATAATTAACTGCATCCAAGCTTCATACGTCAATTCGTTAGCCTCATTGCAAAATAAATAGTTTCTCGCTCTACCCCTTATCTTTTGTGGCTGATCAGCACTCACAAACTCAATAATATTTCCGTTTAGGGAATATATTTGGTCGGTTTTGTTGTGATTATCCTCAGAATATATGCCTAACCTCGATAAGATGTCAACGAAATCTCTTAGCACTGTACCTTTAATCGATGGGAGAGATTGCCTCACAATCGTTAATGTCTTGCCATTCTCTTGCAATAACTTTACAACAAACCAAATGAGGATGTTGTAAGTCTTGCCAGAACGTGAGCCACCTTGCATCACGGTTATTCGCTTGTCGCTATCACTCAGTAATTCAAAGACCTTGTTAGTTTGTAGTCGTGCATCCATTTTCAAGTATAAAAAAAAATTCTATATTGGTTTTTCAATCTCAAAAGTAGGGTCAAAATAGGGGGTCATCGTATAATGCAACTTTTTTGTTGCAATTCGAGTTTTAGTGGTATCAAAAATGTGGAGGATATAAACCCGACCCGATTTTCGTTTCCTAAAGTACCCCCCTCATCGTGTGGCTACTACTATTAGTAGTCAGATAATAGGTTACTTCGACTTATAATTAACATTATGTTAAATAGAAACCTAACTCACTCACAACTCACTCATTATCAGCTTCTCCCCCACCCTATTATTATGCGACCTTTTCTAGTGGTGGCTTCACCACTTCGACACTCACTTGGTTGAGGTTGCCTTCCACTTTGCTCTCGATCTTTTGGGTTGGCAATCCAACAAAGTATGACATAAAGATTTGTAGAGCCTTCACATCACCCTTAGCAATCAATTCTTTAAGCTTAGTGAACGCAACATCAGCCATTGGTGATAGCTTCTCAATTAGTTCATATTCCTCCATCTTGCGCTTACGACCAGCACCTGGTCTTGCACCACCAAGGTTTGGGCTTCTCTTCTTTATCAGCTTATCCAGTTGCTCTTGCTTCATATGTGATTTTTGCTGAATATTCAGTTTGATTGTTCTTGACTATCAATGATATGCTTTGGATTAACAACGAACTCCATATTGTGTGTATGCCCCTTCTCATCCTCTACATTCCTCTCAAATATCCTTAGACGTACCCAACCATTACTTTGTGGGATAGTGTCTAGATAAGCCTTAAAATCGCTTACAAACACATTGAGGTATAAGCAATTTTCTTTGGGGTTATTTTTGAGATAAAATCCTTTTTTCGCCACGATATAAAGTTAAGCTATAATCAATACACAAACTATCACTTTCCACATCCTTTGTCTATAACTTCTCTACTCTACATTCATATTTATTCACTATATCCATTATCACTTGATTGACCATAGTCTCATCATCAAAGGTGAGCATAACTCTTATTGGTTCGTTGGTGTACTTAGCCACCGCTTCTTTTACCGAGTTGTACAGTTCAATAGTCAACTCATCACCTACCTCAAGATAAGATGCAATCTTATCAACGGAGTAAATCACAGTGGAGTGGTGAGCATCTAAGTAGTGAGCAATATCCATAAAGGTCTCTTTCAACTTAACTCTAGCAACATAAGAAAAAATATATCTTGGTAAGACCAGTTTCCTATACCGATCCTTACCCGTTATTTTCTCTTTTGTTTGTCCACTACAACTCGCTACGATGTCCATCAATTGGTCTAAATTCATATTATTGTTTTTTGTTATTTAATCATCATTGTGGAAACCGAGCCATCAAAGCCATCAAAAATCCCACTTCTTCCCTATATATATGTATATATATATATTCTTATTATTATTATAATTTAAGAAATTTGATGGTTTTATTGGCTCACCCCTCCTAACGCATTGAAAATCAATAAAGAGCGATAGCCAATAAACTTTTTAGCTTGATGGCTTTTGATGGTCGTGTTGGCTATTTTTCGCCATTTTCTTAGAACACATCATCATTTTTTATAATGGGTTCATACCCACTTGCCATCAACTTGCCATCATTTGCCATCAAAAAGCCATCACTTGCCATCAACTTTTTATTTTGATGGCTATCCAAATTGTGGATAAAAATAAATCTCCCGTGCTTCACCGACCTCTTTTGAGACACCTCAAGTTGGTTAATATCGCAGTAAGTTTTGACCTTTCTACTAAAATATTTGTCCAACATTTTGACCTTAAAAGCCTTGATGCAATACCTCAAAAGATGAGAATTATAGACGTTTAAACCTCCACTTTCCCACTCAAAACAACCAATCAAACTATCTTTATCGTGTTGCAATTGGTCATAAGGGGTCATCATTTCCTCAAATTCAAGGTGGTTTTTTGCGAGTTTATAGGTGCTAATTCCTTGCTCAAGCACCTCAATGATGAACTCTGGGACTTGATCTTGTAACAATCTCTTAGCCTTATTATCATCCATTTTGGCATTATTATACTCTACAATACCATCTTTAAGATAGACCTGGATGCACTCAATGGCAAAGTTTATAGCACTCATCTTCTCATAATAATCCCAATCATCAGAGAAAAAATCTTGCCCATTAAACGCATCTTTTAATCTATAACTACTACTAAATACCTTCTTGATTGGTACAACGATAAACCTATCTTTATCAGAGTCGCTCTCCAATGATGGCAAAAAGTTAGTTGTGATAAATACCTTTGGCGATTTGTTAAATGGGATGGTGTAAGATTTTTTACCCTTATTCTCGATTAGAAAGTCATCGGTGATATAATTGTAGAACTGTTGGATGGGTAGTCCCTTTTGAGGATCGTTCAAGTAAAACACTTGTGTCCAAGGTGAGATGCGTTGCATCTTGAACTGGGAGTCTGTTTTATAATTCCTACCATCTTGCTCAATGGTTTGCCTAATCCATTTAATAAATTGCCCTAAAAGTCCCTTTCCACTCCTACCTCTTGCCTCCTCTTGATCATCTACATCCTCAATAATCATTACCGCTTTAGCAAAGCTTTTGCGCTTAAAGTTGTGCAAGATATAACCAAACGCACTCATAAGAAACCTCTTATGACCTTCATCAAGCGAAATCATATTGATGAACTGTACAAAACTACCAGCATCATTATTAGGCTTATAGTCAAAGCTTTTAATATCTCTAACAAACACATACGAGTCCAACTCATTGTACTTAATCAACTCCATCTCATTACCACTAACCTTTAATACACCATTATTAAACAATAAATAACTACAATCACTACTATCTCTAAGTACGTTGCCATCAAATTGTGGTAGGATGGTCAAATACGACATCAATCTTGGCAAAAATGCAATAAGTAATCTTTGCGCATCAGCTTCCATATATTCCACCATCACAAAGTCAACAAATGCACGTTGGATGTCAGACTCATCAATATCATAAATCACATTCTCAACGACTCTTATTAACCTTGATGGCGCATCATCATCAATGGACATTTTCATCATCATAAACCCACTCTCTATCGCCCAAAGTTGTATGCCACGAATCTCAAGCCTCCACGTTAACCCATTCCTACCAGCCACCGATGATACCATTGGCACTCTTTCAGGCAACTCTATCCCCATTTGCCCACATAGGTCAACCACAACCCGACTTGTTTCATCCCAATTCCTATCATTTAAATAAAACAACACTTGGTAAGGACTAAGCCACGATGCGAGTCCTTCGCTATTATTGATGGATGGCAACTTAACTCCTACACTATCCGTATAAACACTAAGCCTCTTACTATTATAATAATACGATGCAGAGCGAACACTCCTCTCATCCTCCCCCTTCCCAGGTCTATACAACTCAATAAACTTGCCATAATCCTTACCATTACCAAGCCTTCGCCCATTCAATGACCAACCAAGAGACTCCAAATAATTAGGTATAAACATCTCATCAACCTTGCTATCAAATATGTCCATCACTTGCTTGTACTTAATGGGTGGTTGGGGGAATTTAGCAATACTACGCTGCTTAACCCCTCCACTTGATGTGATAGCATTTCCCTTGTATGTGTTGAACTGGTAACCACAATCTATAAGTTGCATCATCTCATCAAAGTCAAGTGTCTCGAGTTCAAGCAAACTCCTTTGAATGAATGAGTACTTAGGTGTAGGTGCGCAGTAAGTAATCCCATTAAAATTATCACCACGCAAACCAATTACTTCTCGCCCTTCATCATTATAAGCTATGCCGTGAACATCACATTTATCATTGCATAAGAAGTAAACGTGGTAGCCATTCGACCTTGTGCGCTCAATTACTAGCTTACCATATATCACTGGGTCAATCAAAGCCTTCCAATTCTCAAACACATTCCTACCAATGGCATTCTTCTCATCAAAGTCAAGACATTTCAAATTAGGGTTGGCTTTCGACATTAACACCGCTATGCCATTACTAAACCCTTTGCCTATCCACTCTTGATGCTCATCATCACTCAACCCATTATCAAACTTGGTGTTGTATTCATAAATGTGATATATGCGCCCATCGGTGTATTTAATTGGTAAAACCTTCACACCACTATAATCTAGTTCCCTAATTAATTCTAACATAAGTTATGTAGCTTTTGGTGACACGATGCACAAATAGATTGCAATTCTTCTAATTTCTCACGACCTACATTTGCGTAGGTGGAGTGATGTACTTGTGATGCTTTATAGTTACAATAAAGACATTTGTGGTTATCACGATCAAGTACTTCTTGCCTTTTAATTTTCCATTCCTCACTTTTTAAATAATCATTATAAGTTCCATAAAGTTCGAA